AAGTCAACTTTTGCCTACATGATCTCAACGTCGTCGTAGGTCACACTTGTAGCACCGGGTATTCTGACATTCAAACTCATAACATAATTGACTGATCCAGTCCTATTTGCAAAATTTCTCCATGATGGAATTAATTTTTTATCACCAGCATCTCTTAAATTAATTGTGGGAGCAACTTCATCTCTCATTCGACCAACGACAGCTAAGAGCATTGGACCTGAACCTCCCTGAGCTTCAATCAAAGTCGCCATCTGAGGTGAAATCTGCATTCCCTGACAAGTCAAAATTAAGCTTCCAATCATATTGCTTCGATAAGCCTCAAGTTCATCAGGCTTTGCATTCATTCTTGAATCAGCTAAATCCCTCCAATAATCAAGAAGACTATTCCATTTTTCAGTAGTATTTTTCACAATCTTAAGAGGAACACGACATTCAATATCAAAAATACCCAAATCAAATTCCGAGGCAGATAGCCAATCAACTGAAGCAGAAGGTCCATGTTTACACCATTCAACTAGATTATCAACTAAGTACTTAGACAATGGATGGGCAATGGCTGAGGATCCAACTATGTTAAAAACACTTCTCTCTCCAGGTTTTGAAGGTGCAGAAAAAGTTCCCAAATCAATAGATCCAGCATTACATCTCAAAACCATTCCTTCAACACTGGCAGTAGTAACTTTAATATTAATATCCAAAAACTGTTGCCATTCATCTGATCTATCTAATCTTCCCAAATTCTTTTCAGCCCAAGAGGTAAATAGTGACCATCCTTTGATTTGATCAATATCAATAGCAAGAATAAAGGGAATCAGTGGTTTAGCAATAACACGGGCTGACTTAACTTGACCATTAATGGTGGTACGTGGATAATTGAAGATTATTGAGGCGGTGGATAGAGAGCTTCCTACAATCGCTGAGACAGGCATTTTGACTCTGGTTATACGGGACAAATAACCTTGA